CCGGTTAAAGAGGAAAGATCCTGCTGAAGTTGATTACTTAACGAGGTGGCGTACTGTTGATTAGCCGTAGCCAAATCAGGAGCAATCGTGCTGATACCCCCTTTGCCTTCAAACCGCATTGTACCGTCGGGGTTTGTAAAGGTTGGATTAAATCCAAAAGCGCTGTAATTTGGCGAAGCTTGTTGATTATATGTGACTGCCATACCGCACCCTTATTTAAGGTTAGCGCGCAAGCTTTCTGCTAATTTGCCCGCAACCACGTTATTAAACGCCGCAAACATGGGGCTGGAATTAATCTCTAAAAACCACGTTTTGTTGCCATCATCTATAAAGTCGGCGGCGCCAAACGTAAGATTTATCTTGCCCATAAGTTTACGCACTTGTTGGACTATAGCATGATCTATTTCAGAAACAAAGAGGGATGGGTTAGGGTCGTCCCGGTAGTCAAGATGCGTGGACGCCAGCCCGAAGACAAAGATATCGTCGCCAATAACAAAGAGGCGCTTATTAAGGCCGTCTATGCGCTGTTGTAGAATGACGGGGTAATCGGCCCGTGAGCCGTGGGCGGCGTGCGCTCCACCGGTAATGGGTTTTATTATGGTATCTGGCCGTCCTGTTTCTATTCCGGCTTCTGTATCGGGGACATGTAGTCCGCATTGTTTGGCTAGGACAAGGTTTTTTAGTTTATATGGTGTTTCTTGCTCGTAATTAGGATTGTATTGTTTTATGTTTGGGTGCGCGCGAACGTAGTTTGATATCAGATACGCGTTGGCATACATTGTCCAATTGTTTTCTGCGAAGACGTTTGCGCGCCCGAAGCTTGCATTAAAATTAATTTCATGGCCGTCCACTGTTAGTGTGTCGGTAGTTATGTCCCAGTGTAGGTTTTGGGATTGGTCTACGAACAGATCAAAGTGGCTGCGCAGCGCGGCAATATTGGGGTCGGACATTTGCCCAAAGAGTAAAGCGGTCATCTGGGGCGCAGGGTTTCTATGCCGGCAACACGGAAAGCTTCTTCCGTTTCTTTTTTAACGGCTTCTTCCAGAATTTTTTCGGCTTCTTCTTTTCTGGCTTGTCTGTTTTTGCGGACCTGAGACTTTAGCACGCGCATATCGTTTTCTGAAAGGTTTCCATTCTTCCAGAAATCAAACATCATGCGCAGCTGGCCGCCAATGGTGCGGCCTTCTATAAAAGCAACGGCGACTAATTCCTCGTAGGTTTCGCGCGGAACCAGTACGCTTTTCCATTTTTTGGTATCCATGGTGATAACCCCCACTTCGTTATGTGGGAATATATAAGATGACCAAACGATAAGCAAGAAAAAACCCCCTTTCCGTTGCAGTGCGAATCCTAGCCGGGAAAGGGGGTAGTTGCGTGCGGGGCTCCAAGTGCTTTATTTGGAGAAAAAGAACAATGAGGGAAGCCCCCGCCACAGGCATATAGAGTCAAGCAGTCTATATTTCTTTAGTTTCGCCCCAAGATGGGCCGATGTCAATATCGCATTTGTTTGGAATGCAAAGAGAAATGGAGTTTTCCATTATTTCTCTAATTTCTTTGGCTTTATCTAAGCTGTCCACGCTAAATGCCAGTTCGTCATGCACCTGAATAAGCGGGGTGTGCCCTGCTTTGTAGACTTCTAACCATGCTTTCTTGGTCATATCCGCGGCCGAGGCTTGAATAAGCCTGTTGAGGGCCTTGTATGTCATGGCGCGCTTGAGCCGGGTAGTTGGCCCGTGGGCCGCGACGGCTTCTTGGTAGGGCATGGCCTTGTGCATATCAAACGTGTCTGGCTCCCAAAGGTTAAAGCGGCACTTTCTGCCGTGCAGTGAGCGCACAGAGCCGCTTGACCGGGGGTCTTCTAGCCTCCTTTGCACGCCTGAGTTTAGTTGCTTTAGAAAAGGCAACGTGGAGTTGAATTGTTTTAGTATTGCGCGGGCTTCGTCCACTGAAACGTCTAATTCCCCGGAGAGTTTATTAACGCCCATGCCGTAAATAATGCCGAGGCCGACAGATTTAGCGGCTTTACGTTTGAGCCCGGTCATTTCAGCCACCATGGTATGAAAATCGGTGTTGGGGTCGTTGGTGTAGGCGTCTACCATCTCGGCCACGCCTGCTAATTGGGACCGGGTGCTTTTACCGTAGGCATCTGCATAATGGACCGCGATGCGCGGTTCTTGTTGCGAGAAGTCAATGGACGCCCACTGTTCACCTTCTTCTGGCAGGAACAGGCTTCGGATCATTGGGCCTAGCTCCGGGTCGCGGGCCGGGATTTGTTGAAGGTTGGGGTTAGACATGGACACGCGGCCGCTGACTGTGCCGCCATCTTCTGATCGGATTTGGTTTATGTGCCCGTGGATCCGCCCATCTGGTCCCACGTAGCGCAGCAAGCCGTCAATAAAGGTGCCGTTTATTTTGTTATACGCCCGCGCTTGCACAATTGATTGCGCCAATTCGTGCGGATGTTCTGAGAGAAATTGTTTAGTAAACGAGGGAGCGCCTTTTTCTGTGCGCGGATATTCCAGACCGGCTTTATCAAAGGCTTGAGCTATTGATTGTGCTGCCCATATTTCTACATCCTTTCCTACAATATCTTTAATCTTTTTTAACAGACCCTTTTCTCTTTTCAAAACGGTTTGTTTGGATCGTTCCGCTAAATCTAGGTTTACGCGCACGCCCTTTAGGGTCATGTCCACAAGGCATGGGAGTAAGCTGTTTTCTAGCTCCCAAATAGACCAAAGATCCTCGCGGTTTATCTCTGTCTTAAAGTGGTTCCAGAGTTCCAAGGTCAGTGTTGCGTCGCCCTCGGCATACCCTCCGACATACATTGCCGGCAGCTTCCACATTTCGCTTTTGGGGTCTACGCCAAATTCCCGCGCGGCTTCTTTCAGCCCCTTCTCTGCCTTGGTTTTGCCCAGATAATCGTATCCCAACGCATTGAGCGCATAACTAAAGCGGTTTTCGTCCAGCAAGTTTGCCGTGACCATGGTGTCAATAATACGGCCGTTGACGTTGTAGCCGTCTGCGCGCAGCCAACCCAAATCATACTGGGCGTTGTGCATTATTTTATCGCCGGGCGAGTTCAATTGTTTTTGTAACCAGCGCCGTACTATTTTTTCATCTAAATTGCCGCCACCCCAATGGCGGACCGGGATATACCCGGACCAGCCGCTTGTCGCAACAGCAAAGCCAATGATTTCCCCGTCCTTCGTGGGCCAGCCGGGCCCTTTGTTTTTAAGGTTGGGGTCTTTGGTTTCAAGGTCGATACAAAGCTCCGTTGCATCGGTTAAATCCGGCAGTTCGCTCGGGGGCACCCATTCCGTTTTGGGCGGGAACATTGGCATTTGCATTTTTGTTTGCATTACGTTTGACTGCTTTTGAATGTGGGCAGGGTAACGTCGGGATGTTTCTCCTGCACTTCTGCCATAATTTTCTCAACAGGCTCGTTTATACGGCCGTTGCCTTTAAAGAGGTTTAGCGGTTTTTGGGCTTTGGTATTCTGCTCGGAGGCAAATTCCGCTCCCAACCCGGTGTACCCCGCCTTGTCGATCCACGAATCCATATGGTCTATCGTTTCTAATAGGCGACTGGTTTTTACCCAATCCATCATTAGCGCCACATGCGCGGGGGTTACTTCCCCCACAGACTTGAGAATGATGTTCCATCCATCCGCTATGCGTTGATGATTGGCAAAAGCGTCCCCATAATCTTTTGCCCGTGGGCCGTTAATAAGCTCTTTTGCTTTGTCCAAAATTTCGTCTCTTTTCATATCTGCCTCTATAGTTGATAGCTTCGTGTTACGTCTTGGGGGTCCACTATGTAGAGATTTTTCCGCGTTCTTGTGACCCCCACATAAAACACGCGGTGCATATCGTCGCCCATCTCTCTCAAGGCAGCCGACGTTAGATCGGTAAAAATAACCACGTTATCCGCTTCGCCACCTTTGGCGCCGTGGATCGTGGACAGTTTAATGCGGGGCACGGCGTTAAACTTCTCCCCGCTCCGCAATAGGGCCGTAATATACACCCGGTCAAGATCGGGCATTTTATCCATGGCCTCGTGCCTCACCATATCGTCTTGTACCAAAAGACCATGGCGTTCCTGTAAGTCGGCTAACGTGAAAAACTTGTCTTCGTCATGCGATTTAAATCGCTTAAAGCCGCGCTTTATGTGCTTTCCGTTTCCGGACATATAATCGTAAATATTTTGCGCTGTTTTGCAATCAATACTTTTCCCTCGGCGCATTTGCTCCCATCCGTTGACGGAGCTACTTACCTTTTCTGATATGGACCGGTGGCCGTTGCGCTCAAACAAATATCCGTTGTACTTCAGGGTTTCCGCTACCGGGGACAGCATATAGTTTGCCTGCGCCATAACCAGCCAATCGCCCTCCGACATGTCCATGTCCCCGACGCTATAGATCCGCTCTACTTTACCGCGTTCTTTACGGGGCAGATACTTCTTTGGAAAGCGTCGGATTATTCGGGAGGCCACTTGCTCGGCCACCGCATGGACTTCTGCGGGGATCCGATAGGATTGCTCTAATACGTCTGAGCCGCCCTCTAGGTTAATAAAGTGGTCAACATCCGCACCGGCCCAACGATAGATGGCTTGGTCATCATCTCCCGCGCAATACATGCGGTCCGACAAGTCGTCTAACGCGTGGGCAATGTCCCACTGCACGGGGGACAAGTCTTGCGCTTCGTCCATAAAGCAAAGCTTGAACCGTGGGCAGTGAAAGACGGCTTTCTCTGCAAAAGAGATCAGCATGTCTGTGTAGTCTACAAGCCCCTGCACTTCTTTGTATGCAGTGTAGGAGCGATTAACATAGTCTACCTCGGCCCATGTTTCGTTTAACTGGCTGCGGTCGTACTCTTCAATAAGTTTGCTTTTCTTGAGCCGGGAGAGGTTTATAAGTTGCAGGATCGGGTGATCCGACGAAACCATTATACTGTCGTCATCATCAGAGATTTTAGTCACGCTTAGCGCCATGCCTATTTTGAGAGACAATTCATCATAATGCTCTGGCTGCATAAGCTGGCTGTCTTTAAGCCCCAGCATACGATAGGCAAGAGAATGCAGCGTGCGAAAGTACGGCAGATCGTTTTCTGGATCTAGGTTAAACCGAACGGCGGCGCGTTCCTTGGCCTCATTTGCTGCTTTTCGTGTGAAGGCTAGGAATGCAATTGTATTTGGAGACGTACCATTGGAGAGGGCTTCCTCCACCATATTTAACAGTGTTGTAGTTTTTCCCGTACCGGGGGGTCCGAATATTCGATACATCGTAACCAGCCTCCTTAATTGCTCCAAATAACTCTTTTACAGTGACCACCCCGCAGTTGGGGATAGCCAAAAGTTCCGCGGGATCTACAAGATCAACAAACTCTTGCACGCTTAATCCCGGAGGCACGCCGTTACGAATTGCATGTGTTGTGCGGATAGATACCAACGGCGGTATAAACTGATCCATCCGAGTAATATTGCTGAAGTCAAAGTACGGCGCGACTTTCTTGGCCTCGGCATACCATTTTTTTAACCTGTCGCGCTTAGCCAACAGCTGGCGCACGCGCTCCCGGGTAATACCAAACTCTTTACCTATCTTGTCATACGAGTATTTAGGCTTGCCCTTTTCGTTAATCTCCTGCCGCATGGCATAGATTTTTTCTATTCGCTCTGTCGGCATTAAAAGGGTGCCTCCATGTTCTGCCCAA